CCGCCGCCCCCGGGAACAGGAAGGTCTCCTCCCGCTGGCGGGGCTTTGCCACCTCCAGAAAGAAGGCCCGGAACTGGGCCTGGCGCTCCGGGTCCCGGTCCCCGGTGAGCATGGTATATGCATCCTCCAGCAGATAGCCGATGGTGCCCCGCACCGTCTCCCGGTCGGGGATGGGGTGTCCCAGCCGCTCAAAGCCATACTGAAAGCCCGCCACGATGGAGTCAGTGGAGTCCCCCAGGGTGTAATCAAAGTCAAAGCAAACCGCGGAATAGTGTTTCATAGCCTCTCCCTGCTGGACCGGATCCGGTCCCATGTCATTCCGGACGGTCAAGAGGAACGTCACCCGCGCACCTCCGCCCGTCCGCTGTCCGGTTGATTATAGCATGGGGGAGGAAAAAGGACAAGGGGTGGGGCGCGTCGGCTACGATGCTCCCGCCCTGCTGACACAGCGGTCTCATGGATCAGCCCGTCACCACCTGATGGGACAGAATATGCCTAAAAATGCAACAAATAGACCAAATTCCCTCCGCCGCCCCACATTCCTTGAAACAGACGGCTCCCATACCCAGGGCGGCTGGGCATAGCACCGCAAATCAGATGCAGACAGAGCAAGAGAAACGATCAGGCGGGAACATCTGAAACGATGCTCCCGCCTGATTGATTGAAATATTGCAAACAAATATCTATTCACTGCCCTTGATCTCATAAAGCAAAGCAACAATTTTTTCTATTCCCAAAAATGTCATACCAATCAAGAATGCTGGAAACCAGTAACCAATCGCATCTGAAAAAACGAAATGCCAGCCTACGGTATTGGGAGCTGGAGAATATGCCTGACTTCCAGAAGACAATCCGAATAAGAAACCAACTACAAAAACAACGATTGCAAGTTTACCCCAAATTGTTTTAATCAACCTATCCATATAGGATTTCTCCTCCTTTACAGGGGGATAGAGCAACTCGTTTGGATTCGTATTTAGGGTTTCACTAATCTGGACAAGCATATCTAAATCTGGATATGAATTTCCACGCTCCCAGTTTGAAATCGTTTGACGGGTCACCATCAATTTTTCAGCCAATAACTCCTGAGATAAGTTTTCTCTTTTTCTGATCCGCTTTAAGTTGCTGCTAAAATCCGCCAATCTGATTCCCCCTTTTTATTGAATTATAGTACAACAGGCGATTGCAAACAAGCAAAGATGCTTTGCACAAGAGGAAAGGGCAAGGAAACTGATCCTCACCCTTTTCCATCACAGGAGATGACACAATATTTCAAGGTTACCATGCCTATGCCTGAGAACCATATCCTATGCCCATGACATCAATGCAGTAATCAACATCTACCATCCACATTTGTCCTCCCTTGTAATAAATCAAATATTGAAATAAATATTTACTTCGCTTTATATGTTTTTCGCGCGTTGATCCAAGAAATAGCGTAGCTAATACCAACTATCGCCATTAAAACGGATAGGATCGGGTCAAATCCACGGAAAATGTATGAAAAAGACAGAACAAGGCCAAGAAGTCCAGATGCAACAGCACGTAACGATAGAACGCTGTAAGCAATGTATGCCTATCGTTTGGACCAGAAAATAAAAAACCATAGTATAATCGTCAAAAGAACAGGTGGGCCATACGCATCATATTGCATCAATATTATTTTGTCAGCAGTGATAATCACTATATTTATAATTGCAATAACTGCAAGCTGCTTTTAGAAAAGATGTACTTCATTCAATTTCTCCCTTCCACCATCATTTCGATAACATAGTACATCGACCTATTATAAATTACAAGGACAGGAAATCCATGCCTGCCCTTGCTCTTTCAAAATATATTCTCATTAGAACAGAGCAGAGACTCCATCCGGGGCCCAGCGGCATCCGTTCGGTTCGGAACAGCGGGTCCGCAAGCTGAGCCCGCTCCGACCGTTACAAAAAAAAGCTGGAGCAGATGTACAACATCTGCTCCAGCTTGGTCCGAGTGCTGAGATTCGAACTCAGGGCCTCTTGAACCCCATACAAAGGCAATCTATTGAGCCTCAATGGATTTGAGGTTTTTTTGAGCAATAGATAAGCAATAGAGCATTTTCCAACACCCCCTTGCGCACCATTGATCTATCTGATTTCGACTGCCTTATTTACCATCAGCGCGACCTCTTCCCGGGTCGCCATGCTTCTCGGTCTGGTCCCGTCGGTAATGCCCTTGGCCTTTGCCTGCTCCAGGCCCGCCTGGGCCCACTGGCTGGCGGGTTCCTTGGCCTTGCGGGCCATCCAGTCCTCCATCATCCGGTCAAACCATGCCTGCTCCTCCGTCAACTCCGGCTCCTCCTCTCTCACCGTCCAGCGCAGTACGCTGTTGATCCGCCGGTTTTCCGCGGTCTTGGAGACCGCCCCGTCCCGGCTCTGGTAGTAGCTCCCGCCGCCGTCCAGCTTGAGCACATCGGAAAAGCCCAGCCCCCGGAACACCCGGGCGGCCTCGCCGCTGTCCAGCAGATTGGCGGTCCTGGACTGCCAGCCCATGACGTACACCATGCCGTCTCCCTTGAGGCCCACCAGCGTGTGCCAGGTGGCCCGCAGCGGGGAGGTGTCCCAGCCCTGCCCCTTGGCCTGGGCGGTGGTGCAGGCTTTCCCAGCCCGCAGCACGGGGATGCCGGACACGGCGCAGTCCGTCCCCTCCGGCACCGTCCGGATCTCCTCCACCCGGGCCTTGCCGCCGGAGATCAGCAGGGTGGAGACCGCCTTGCCGTGCAGGGGGTTGGCGTAGGACCACCCGCCGGAGTCAAAGGTAAACTTGTCTCCCTGGAAACGCCCGCGCTCCTGGCAGTAGTGCCGCGTCCACTTACCCGCGGCCTTGTAGTCGCCCACCAGATGGCCCACCGGCAGCGTGAACGGCTCGCCCGCCTCGGAGTAGTTTGCAAAATAGCCCGCGTTGGCGCAGTTGTCGCCGCACTCCGATTTTGGCCGGTCCACCAGCTCCACCGTCAGATCCTCCGCCGGCACGGCAGTCATCAGAACCTGCTCGCCTCCATTGGGCTGGAGGTCATACACCTCCACCAGGGCCGCCGCCAGCCCGGCCGCCGCCTGGTCCGCGAACTGCTCCGTCAGGATGATGGGGGTGTCCGTGGTGGAGTCCATAAACCCCAGCTCGATCAGGGTGGCGGGCATGGTGGTGTAGTTGAGGACATACAGGCTCTGCTCCGCCAGAGGCTGCGCCCGGTTGCCCCGCAGGCCGGTGGCCGCCACGGTATAGCGGTACGCCGCATCCCGCACCACCTCGCTCTGCCGCTGGTGGCTTGGGGCCACATAGGCCACGATCCCGCCGCCGGAGCCGCCGTTGACCCCGGCGTTGTGGTGGATGGACAGATACACGTCCGCCTTGGTCCGGTTGGCCGCCGCCACCCGCTGGGACAGGGTCACATCCCGCCTGCCGGTCACATCGTCCACCCGCATCGTCCGGCAGTCATACCCCGCCAGGATGGCCTCCAGCTTGTCCGCCACCCGGCTGTTCAGGGTCCACTCCCGGGTCTCCCCGGGGTCGATGCGCTTAAGGCACCGCTTCCCCGGGGTCCCGATGTAGTGACCCGCATCGATGCAGATCAGCATGGGGTCACACCTCCTGACCGGCCTCCAAGGCGGCCTTGCGCTCCTCGTCCTCCTTGACGCCCGCATCCACGGCGGCCGCAAAGGCCTCACGGTCGTGGCCCGCGAAGGCGTCCATCAGAGCCTCGTAGTGGCCGCCAATGAACTTTCGAATGCCACTATCAGTCATACCCTCGGGAATGGGATTGTCATTCTGGTGATGGGCCAGGGCAAGAGTCAGGCCGGGAAGGTCCAGCTTCTCACGAGTCTCAAAAATATCATAGATGTAATTGGCGTTCATTTGCGTTCCTCCTCTCATGTTATCAGGTTCACTTGCTCAGCTGCTTGGCCGCCTGGTTGACACCGGTAGCAGCAAGGCCACTCACAATACCCACGGCCAGAGCCGTTACAGGGTCGGTAGCCGGGAAATCCGGCACTGCCAGGGCCATGCAGGCGATGCCCAGCAGTCCGCCGGACACGCCGCAGGCGATTGGGATCCACTTGTTGTCCACCCCGGACGCCTTGACCACCTGGCCGATCAGATAGCAGATCACCGTGATGGCCGCCACGCTCGCAATTCCAAAGTCCATATTCTCACCCCACTCTAATTTCTAACTGCTCCACCCGACCCACCAGATCCCCGACCGACGGATCTCCGTCTCCGAGCTCCAGGTAGGACTGATACAACCCCTTGATGGTCTCCAGGGCAAACGGCGGCACGCTGCCCTTCTCGATGTAGTGCAGGCATTTGTCGATCAGTTTGGCCCGCAGCAGCATCTTCACCCCGTTTTCCATAGCCCGGTCCTTTTTGTGGACAGACCGCAGCTGTCCAGCTGCCCAACCGGCCACCAGGGCCAGCACCGGCGAGCATGCCGCCAGGATCCGCGTCAACTCCTCCATTCCATGACTCCTCCCTCTT